ATCGGTACACCCCCTGCTCACCCCGTGACGGCTCCACCAGCACATACCCATCGTGCTTGAGGTCTATGCCCTTGCCCAACGTGCCGGGGTAGGATGTACCCTCATCAGCTTTGAAGAACAAGTGCCGCCCCCCGCCCTGCGTATGTGCGGACACCGTGTGGGGCATGTCACCGTGCACCGTCAACAGATGCTCTAGCGTGGTGTCACCGCCGTTGCGCGGGTCAACGTCTAAAACCACCAGCCCGGACTTTTTACACGCTACGGCAATGTTGGCCGTGGGGTACGCAGCCCATATCCTCCTAATCTCATCGGTGTCACGAGTGGCGCTGTTCAGCCCGTAGCCTTCAAGGGGTCGTTTGTCCTCACGCACAGGCAACACGTACCATCCCAACCCCGCATACAGCAGCGCATACTCCAGGTTAGAGCCGTTGCGCTCTACGTGCTCAGCGGTCTCGTTGACCATCTTACCCACCGAGCTATTGCGGTACTCCGAGGGGTCAAATCCGAACTTACTCATCTAGTGTGTCTCCTTCATCTTTATCAGCATAAGGGCGTACTGGGTACAGCGCACACGTGACCACCGTACACAGCTTGACCTCCTCGCGCTGGTAGCCGCAGCACTGTAGGCACTTCATCTTGAGTGCTAATGCCTTGCCCATCTGCCCTGTCAGGGCGCGGTGGGTAGCGGTCTTGTGCTTGACAGGCACGCAGTCTTGCACGTAGTCCAACACCACCCGTCGATGCTCAGGTGACATCTCTACTTCAGGCTTGACCCTGGGGGGTCTGGCTTTCTTAACTTCCATTGGCTTGCTCCTTACTAAAGTATTCGTTGATGACATTCCAATACCTGCCGCTCTTGCGCACCCGTGCCCGCGCAGGAGTGTCCGCATTACGCACCTGCCACGTCACTGACCGGGGCTCAGCAGGTAGCCGCACCGCCAGGCTGCGTAGCTCGAAGAACTTCACCTCAGAACGCCCAGGCCGGTCAGTGTTGACGAACATAGAAGCGTCAATATGCGCCCCCTCGGCAGTAGTGCAGGTGTAAGTTATGAGCAGCACTGGACTGCCGCGACGAGTAATTATCGGTGCACACCCCACAGAGTGAACTTCCACATCCAGCTCTGCTCCGTCAGCGGCCTGCTGTCCGGTCACAGGGTCAAGCGGCACCAGCGAGCGCAAACCGGGCAGTCGCCTGCGTTCCGGGCGCGTAACAGTGCGTACAGCTTCAACCGGCTCGGTCGGTTCAGACTCGCGTACGTAAGTCTCCACCATACCCACCCCGCCCAGCCGCTGCAGGTTGCCCACGTAGTCCAGCAGGAGGCAGTTCTTCTTGCCTGGGCTGAGTCGCGTACCCCGCCCCTGTATCTGCACCCACAGCGATGAGGACACCGTAGGCCGCAGGCACACTATGCAGTCCAGCGCGGGAAAGTCCCACCCCGTGGTCATAGTATCCACCGAGCAGAGGAACTTAGCTCGTCCGCTGTGGAATCTGTCTAACACCTCTGCCCTGTTCTCACTACTCATAGCCCCCGTGAGCAGGAGCGCCTCGTGTCCAGTGGCACGTGAGAACGCAGTGGCTGCACGACGAGCGGTCTCAATGGTCGGGCAGTACACGGCAACGTGATTGCGCCGAGCGGTCAGGTGCTGCAGCGAGGCCGCCACCCGCGCCAACCACTCATGGCTCTCACGCTCCTCTAACTCACCCAGCACGTAGTCAGAGTTGACGGACACGCCTTCTAGGTCAAGCTGCACTTCAGTCTCTACTCCCACCAGCGGGCTGAGGTAGCCGTCAGCCACGGCCTGGGGCACGGTGTAAGTGTAGGCCAGGCGGTTGAACCAGAACTTCTCAGGGTCATATCCGTAAATGAGACCGTCATCGAGTCGCCAGGGAGTAGCTGACATACCTATACGGTGCGCAGCCGGGTAGTGTGAGAGCACCCGCTGGTATTGGCCATGCTCACCCGTGCGGTGGGGTATGCGGTGCGCCTCGTCCACTATGATAACATCGGGCGGTAGCAGCTCATCACGCAGCGCCGGGTTGGTGATTGACTGAATGGTGGCAAACGTCACCTGCCGGTCACGCTCGTCACGGTTCAACCCCGAGCAGATTATTCCCGGTGCGTGGCCCGTTCGCCTATGGAAGGCGTCTGAGTTCTGCGTTACTAGCTGCTGTGAGTGAGTAAGTACCCACACCCGCAAAAAGTCTAGCGAGTAGGTCTCAGCTAGGGCCGCTGTTATAAGCGATTTACCCGTGCCGGTGGCTAGCTGTAGCACCGGGCGATGTCCTAAGCGGACTGACTGGAGAGCGGCCAGCACGGCCTCCTCCTGATAGTAGCGGAGTTGCATGTTATGTCGCTATGATGTGTTATGTGATATTTTTCATTTTGCCTGTGCGGAGGCAACTTGGGTGATTGGTAAAAACAATCACGGCTGCAGAGTTGATTCAAAAATACAATCACCAACCCACTTTACCAGCCCTCAAAAACTGAACTAAAATTCTACACATGGCCGGTGCTGAACACTGACCATACCGTAACTCAATAACTGGAGAACTCAAATGAATGCACACAACATCGCCACCGCTACGACAGCTGAACTGTTGGCCTTCTTCAACGCTAACACTGGTGGCAGCCCCGTCAAGAAGTTCGCCGACCGCAAGACCGCCGAACGTCGCTGCCAAGCCCTCGCCGATGAGATGTTCGCTGAAGACCAGGTGATGGTCGCTGCTAACCCAGACTATCAAGCCGCAGTCGACAGTGAAGAGTTCAATCGCCCCCACGCTTACGCCGAACACGGTCACCAGACATGCCCTCACTGCGGCATTGACCTGAACAACGGTGTGGGCGAGCACATGCAGGAAGTCAACGGCACCTACATCAAGCATGAGCAATACCAGTATGAGTGCCTGGGCTGTGGTGAGGAGTTTGGCCCTGCCATCAAGGCTCGCAAGGCCTCAGTCAGCACCGGCAAGAAGCGTCCCGCAATGTCCTCTAGCCTGAAGCTTGACCGTCGCGTACTGCACATGAACACCGGCGACGTGTACAATAACGCATGCCAGGTGTGGAAGGCTGGACTGGTTAGCTCATCGCAGTGTGATCGGCTCTCGGGTGTGCTCTACAACGCTGCTAAGGTCGGGCTCATGACGTCAGTCAACGTCAACGGTCATGACTTCCGTCTGGCCTGTGCAAGTGATTAAATTCCTATCGTTCATAGTCCTCACCCTGGAGGCGCTCCTGGGTGTGACTATATTAGCCCTTTTCGCAATTTACATTGTATTTGAGATAATCTGGGACAAGATCAGAGGCATACCATGAACACTGTATTCAACACACTATCACTAGACCGAGCGTCTGTACGCTGGGAGGAGCACCTGGCCTCCCTTACCCCGTGGGAAGACCACAACGGCATCTGGTTCAAGCGCGAGGACTACTTTGCACCCCTCGGCTACGGAGGCCCCAACGGTAGCAAGATGCGCCAGCTCATCTGGTACATCAACCGTTACCGTCAGGACAAAACACACATCCTAACCGGGGCCAGCATTCAGTCCCCGCAGCTTAGCATGTCCGCGATAGTCGGTGCGCACTACGGACTGCCCGCACGGCAGGTCGTATACAGCAAGCCCGACACCGTACTCAGGCACCCCAACCCGCGCATTGCTGCTGGGTTCGGAGCAGTGTTTGAGTATGCTAACGGCCCCTATAACCCCATACTGCAGCGGAGGGTGCAAGACCTAACACAACCGACGTCGCTAGTGGTCGAGTACGGTATCACGCTACCGCACGAGCGTTATGCTGCTGATGAGGTGCGCAAGTTCCACGAGGTTGGCGCTCACCAGACGCAGAACCTGCCTGACAGCGTTCAGCGGTTGATTGTGCCTGCTGGATCGTGCAACTCGCTGACCTCGGTAATGTTAGGCTTGAGCCGTGACTCACACAACGTCAAGGAGCTGTTCACGCTCAGCATTGGCCCCGACAAGCGCCCTTGGATGCTCGAGCGACTGACCAAGATCGGAGTCGACGTGTTCAACTTCCCGTTCAAGTGGCGTCACTTCAGCCTGCATGACAGCGGCTACTCAAAGTACAGCGACCACTTCAAAGGCGAGCGATGGGACAACATCCAGTTCCATCCCACTTACGAGGCTAAGATGATTCGCTGGTTGTCGCAAAACGACATGATGTTTGACCAACCTGACGGCAAGACCGGGTTCTGGATCGTGGGTAGTGCGCCCAACACCAAGACCATCGAACCGTTCTTCACATATGAGTTTGAATCATGAAAGACTATCGCTTACCTGAGAACCGTGCAGAGTACTTCACCAAGCTGTACGAAATGAACCTCCGCCATGGAGTCCTGCCAGGGCTGGTGTACACATACCTGCCGGAGCTGTCGCTGCGTTACGGCTGGGAGCCTGAGCAGGAACTGTGGTTTGCCGCAATCAACGGCCACACCCAGAACCCTATCACTTCTCTGCGTATCTTCAACCAGATGCCCGACCCACTGGCCAACAAGCCTGACTGGATACGCTTTAGTGACTGGTTCAATGAGAACTGGGCAACCCTGCAGTTTGACACAGACCGAGTCAAGAACAAGCGCAACACTATCAAAGGTCTGTGGTCTTACTCAGCGCTGATGCGTAAGCACGGCTCCGGAGTAGACATGTACCGCAACAAGTCTTATGCTGAGTGCTGGCAGGTGGCCAACTCAATAGTCAGCTTTGGCAGGCTGAGCACCTTCAGCTACCTAGAGTATGTGCACCTGCTAGGCCACGGCCCAGACTGCGACGATCTCATGTTCGGAGATAAGGACGGCAGCAAGTCGCACCGCAACGGCATGATGTTCCTACTAGGGTTGGATCACCTGGTGTGGGACAAGCGACAGCCTAACGGTTATGACGGCAGCTACGACTTCCCCAAGATGGTGCCGTGGCTCAACGCAAAGGCGGCTGATTTCCTGAGTGAGTTTAGCGCTAAGTTTCCCAACCTAGACGATGCGGGTAACTTTACTCTTGAATCGAATCTATGCACGTGTAAGAATCATTACTTCCGTCGTCGTTACCCTGGCGTTTATTCTGACATGGCATGGGAGCGCATCCAATGGTACGACGAGCGCGGCATGTCTGAGTTCACTGAGGTGTTCAAAGACATCCGAGCCGAGTCACTACCGGACTGGCTACGTGTTGAGTGTGACAAGAAGGCTCCGCCACGTGCTAAGAGGGCTTCTCAGTTCATGGACACGGGCTTCCCGTACCGTGGAGAGCACTTCCTATGAAGAACCTAATCGTCAACATCCGGGGCTGCAACGGCTCCGGCAAGACCACAACAGTGCGCCGGTTCCTCGATCGGCTACCCAGCCAGGCCATGGGGGGCAAACCCGGCAAGCCCGCTGGATACGCGGTTGACGCCACCGAGTGGGGTATAATGCGTCCGGTGTACATCGTGGGCTCTTACGAGAACACCTGCGGTGGCACTGATGGCATCAAGACCCAGGAGGAGATAGTAGAGCGGGTGAGCCGGGCTTACGAGTATGGGCATGTGCTAGTTGAGGGGCTCTTGATGTCCAAGAGTTCATCGGGGGGCACGGTAGCCCCTGCGCTCAAGAGCATGGGTGCGGTGTTTGCCTTCCTGGACACGCCGTGGGATGTGTGCCTGAGTCGAGTGCTGAGCCGTCGTGCTGAGGCTGGCAACGACAAACCATTCGACCCTGACAAGACCATGCGCTATGCGTATAATCAATGTCATCGGTCTCACGAACTGCTGAGTGAAGCAGGTGGGTACGACGTGCGCTGGTTAGACCATACCAACGCAGTCGGAGAGGTAGTAGCGTATTTACGTAACGCAGAATTGGAACAATCATGGAAATAAGAGCCTATAACGTCAACCACGCATTTGAAGAAGTCTTCTGGGCATTGAAGCGTGTAAACCCGCGCATGGATCCTGAGCCTGAGCAGACCCGCAACGGGCCAGTGTGGGCCTTCCCTGAGCCCACAATCATCACCTACGACAATCCTTGCGAGCGGGTGCTGTTTCACAGTGGACGAGACGCCAACCCGATGTTTCACCTGATGGAGTCGCTGTGGATACTGGCGGGTAGGAATGATGTGGGCTTCCTGGGTCAGTTCAACAGCCGCATACGTCAGTACTCAGACAACGGTAGTGAGTTCAACGCAGCCTACGGCTACCGCATGCGCAAACACTTCGGCTCAGACCAGCTGCTAGACACCATCAAAACACTGCGAGACGATCCCAAAACCCGTCAGGCTGTCATAACCCTATGGGACGTGGCAGACCTCACCAAGAGCACCTTAGACAAGGCTTGCAACATGCAGGTCGTATTTGACCGCAGAGCCGGGGCGCTGAACATGACCGTGTTCAACCGCAGCAATGACCTGTGGTGGGGTGCTCTAGGGGCCAACGCTGTGCACTTTAGCTTCCTGCAGGAGTTTGTAGCCCTGGCCTTGGGGGAGGACGTCGGACGCTACCGCCAGGTCAGCAACAACATGCACCTCTACACCGAGTTATACGATGCTGGTCAGTATCTCAAACATCCTCCGATGTGGGAAGAGTTCGACTTGTACTCTAGCGGTCAGGTTGAGCACATGCCGATGATGAGCAACGGTGACTACATGGGGTTCCTGTCTGACTGCGAGTTGTTCTGCAATAATCCTCGCAGCACCGCCAACCGTTACAACCATGAGTTCTTCCACGAAGTCGCCTACCCCATGGCGATGATCAGCTTTGACCGCAAGCAGAGAATTGGCACTGGCAGGCCATGGGCCGATAAAATTGCCGCCTCAGACTGGCGTAGAGCCTGTTTGGATTGGATCGATCGTAGAGAACAAGCTAAGGAGAAAGCATAATGAACGAGATGGCTAACGACAAGCAAGTGGGTGGCACTCACTATAAGACCAACAGCGTTCAGCATTGGGACATCGTGTACACGGTGTTCGGCGGTGATTACCTGGTGGGCAACGCCACAAAGTACCTCGCCCGCCTGGGCAAGAAAGGCGACCTCAACAAGTCTATCGAGGATATCGAGAAGGCGATACACTACCTGGAGAAGAAGCGAGAGCAGATGATAGTTCAATCTGCAGTGCAGCGTCTTGAAGATGACGATGGCGGCCCGACCAGCGGCTACGTCAATCAAGACAGATGAGCACCTGGGTGTATGACTGCGAAGTGCTGCCCAACCGAACCCTGGTTAGGGCTGTGAACGCAGAAACACTTGAGCGCTTCAACCTTTGGCGGCACGAGGAGAATTCAGCAGCTCGTCTGCGTAAGATGCTCAGCGATCCGGGCAACACCTTTATAGGCTTCAACAACAAGTCATTTGATGATGTGATAGTGCAAGCGTGGTG